ATCAGGAAATTAATCTACTAGCGGCACTGACAGAACTCATGGTGGAATGTGAATTCAAATGACGTATCCTATTACAATCGTTGACAATTTCTTTGAAGATCCTGACAAGATTGTAGAGTTTGCGGAGTCACTTGAATACACACTAAATGATGGCCGGTATCCTGGATATCGGTCACCTCTTTTGTCGGATGTAAATCGAGAGTTTGATAACTTTCTTCAAAAGAAATATATTAACCTGTTCTACCATGATCCTGATATCATCGGGTGGAGGTTTTCAAATTCTTTTCAAAAGGTTTGGCCTCACCACGAAGATCAGTATCATGCTATGAATCGTGGTATGATGCACAGAGACGGTATGTGGCAGATGGGTGGCATTGTCTATCTGACTAAAGATCCCGAACCAGATACTGGTACATCTCTGTATAACTTCAAATATGGATATGATCCTAAGATGAGTGACAACTTGTTTGCCATGCATCAACAACTGAATCGTAGAGAGGAAGTTGATCCAGAAGTGTATCAGAAAGAATATGATTTCTATGCTGATCACTTTGTAGAGACAGTTCGCGTCGATAACGTGTATAATAGACTGGTGATCTTCAACAGTCAGCAGTGGCATGGGATCAAAACCTATGGCACTAGAAAGGATCGACCAAGACTGACTCTTCCCTTGTTCGGTGGTGTTGCTAGTTTTGGAACACACCCACCTCTATTGAGATAACTACATGATGAAACTGACTCCTGAAGATGCAATCTGGGCAGCTGACCAGTTCATTGCATACTTTCAAGACATTGATCAGATTGAAAACTACTTCCGCTCTGTCAAGATGGACAGGGTGGCAAACATCACTCCGACTCTCTTTGATGAGCAGTTGGAGGATGCTTTCTTTGATGACTTTACGATGTCTCCTGAGGACATGGACTTCAAGATTGTCCCTGTCGGATCTGGTGGACTAGATAACGATTACTTCTCTGAACTCCTGGGTGTTGTGGCCTCTCACGTCATTGAGGACAGCATTCCTGGTCGAGAACTGAAGTGGTTGGTTACAGAGAAGAATACTGGCAAGGTTGTGGGATTCATCCGCTTTGGATCTCCTACGATCAACTCCAAACCTAGGAACGATTATCTCGGTGCGGCTCCCGATCTGGGACTGTTCAACCGTCATGCCTGCATGGGATTTATCATTGTTCCCACTCAACCTTTTGGATTCAATTACCTGGGTGGTAAACTCCTGGCACTCATGTGTGCCTCCCATTTCGCCCGTGAAGAGGTCTCTAGGCGCTTTCAGAAGGATATCTGCTGGTTTGAGACTACATCGCTCTACGGGACTGCTAAGGGCGTCTCACAGTACGATGGACTCAAGCCTTTCCTGAGGCATATTGGTGACACAGTATCAGACTTTACGCCTCTGATGCATGACACTGAATTTCATCGTATGCATAAATACTTCACAGTCAGGAATAATAACAAGAAACTAACGCTTGATACAGCATCATCTAAAAAACTCAAGCGTCAGAATCGAATGGTCTCTATCATCAAGAACAGTCTTGAAGACACCGCTAAGTTAAAGACTTTCTGTGAAGTGATGGAGCGTGCTAAGACCCTCACTCAACAAAAAAGATTTTACATATGTGATTACGGATTCTCGAACATCCGCGAAGTTCTGTCAGGGAAGGATACAGAACTCAAGCGTGGTCCGAGATACGATGATTACTCCCTCGATAACTTGATTGCCTTGTGGAAGAAGAAGGCGACAAAGAGGTACAACAAACTTAAGAGTGAAGGCCGACTTCGTACAGAACTTGAAGTCTGGACTAAAGGAGAAAACATTGACATTATCCGATGAACTGCGCAGTAAAACTATCCAAAGAAGGAAAGATATTTACTGAAGATGTCATCGCTTCTAATTATTGTGACGCTGAAGAATCAGCTCTAGCACGAAATCCTGACGCCATTGTAGTTAGTGTAAGCGTTTCACATGACTCACCTATCAAACAAAATTAATTACCCTGATCGTTACTTGTTAAAAGAGGACTATCGTCCAACGGGAAAATTCTCGAAGATCAATCCTCTTACATTTACGATCTTCAACCTCCCGATCATTACATTATTGGCATTCTTATTGGCACTATGACCGTTGAATTGAAAGACTGGCTCAATTCTATCAACATGAATAAGAAGGATCTGATCAAGGAAGATCCCTCTGTTGAGAAGAAGTATCCAGCATATATTATTAACAAATGCATGGCAGGACACATGGATACAATCATGTATGCCAATGAAATGAATATGCACGCATCACTAGATCGTGATTTGCAATATGAATTTTATCTAAATATTGTGAGAAAAAAGAAAAGATTTTCCCCCTGGCTACGCAAAGAGAAAATCAAAGACCTGGATCTAGTAAAAAAATACTACAAGTATAGTAATGCCAAAGCGGAACAGGCTTTAAAAATCTTGAGCAAAGAACAACTTGAATTTATTCGTCAACGATTTGATACTGGAGGATTGAAATAATGTCTGTTGTGAATGAGCCTGAATACTCTTGGTCACCTGATAAGATGGTTGAAGTATTTTTGAACGAACCAGATGACTTTTTGAAAGTAAGAGAAACCCTGACTCGCATCGGAGTCGCTTCTCGCAAAGAAAGAAAACTGTATCAGTCTTGCCATATTTTACACAAGCAAGGAAGATACTTCATCGTTCACTTTAAGGAACTGTTTGCTCTCGATGGAAAGAAAGCAAACCTTATGATTAACGATGTGCAGAGACGCAACAGAATTACCCAGCTCCTGGTGGACTGGGGACTTGTAACTGTTAAGTCCGCTGAGGATATTAAAGACGTTGCACCTCTGAACCAAATCAAAGTCCTGTCTTTCAAAGACAAGGGCGAGTGGGATTTGGAAACTAAGTATAATATCGGTAAAAAATCTGCAGTAGTAGAGACTACCTAGTCTCTCTGACGCCAATCGTCTGGTTTGTCACGTTGGAACCAGTCAACGATCTCGTCAGCACTGCCGAACCCCTTTCTGTGATTGGATGGGTCGGGGTCTCCTAACCCCATCCTATTCATAAAATCATCCATACCACCTTCTTGCATGTTTGGATTAGCAGCCTGCCGGCGTGCTTTGTTTAACCAATCACGAGCAGTAGTGTTTGCTTTTCCAAGTTTTTCGGCCCAGATCATATCTGGTAGATCTACTTGTTGACCGTTTGCAATCTTTTTGCAAATGCCTTCTAAACGAAGACGGTACTGGGTAGACAGCATATTGCTATTCCGAGAGATGGTGTTCTAACTGGTTGATTCGAGTGAACTCTGTATGAAGAGCTTCAGATCGTGTATGAAGAATGTCGCGAATATCATCCGCAATGTAAGCAGGATCGACACCATCTTCTAGATATTTGTCGATTGCTTCTTTGAGGTATCTGTACCTATTCCATTCTTTTGAGTATGGTTTATACATGATGTAGTAGTAGGATACGAAATTATTTAGCGGGTATACCGAACCTATTATAATGCAAATTATGCTATAGTGACACATAAATAATCGTGGATGCCTTCGGGGTCTACAAAACACAAACTCGCTTTTAAAGGAGCTACAATAATGACTGCATTAACGAAGTATAATGCTGCCAACATTAATCAATTGTTGGAGCGCATTACTAAGAATAGCATTGGTATGGACGATTATTTCGACCGTATCTTCAGTTTGCATGAAACGACATCTAACTACCCACCATATAATCTGGTAGAGGTGTCCCACGTAGAATCACGTTTGGAGATTGCACTTGCAGGATTTAAGAAAAAAGAAGTCTTGGTCTACACCCAAGATGGGAAACTCTTTGTCGAAGGACAGAAAGAAGATAAAGAAACGGGAACCGATTATATCCATAGAGGAGTGGCTCAACGATCTTTCACCAGAGCTTGGACCCTGGCAGAGGATACGGAAGTTAGATCAGTGGAATTTGAGGATGGGTTACTTCAGATAGTTCTCGGTAAAGTTGTTCCTGAAGCACATAAGCGAAAAGATTACCTATGACACGCAGGTTTTTAGATCATGTAGTCGTTGAAGAAACAAAAGAAGTGTGGTTTAGAGGTGACTACCCTACTTGCATGGGTATCCCCACATTCATGAAACAACATTATCCTGGATACACATCACACATCACTGACATAGAGTCTCTGAACAAATTGAGAGACTCTAAATAAAATAGTCTATCGTCGCCGCGATGGGAGGTCTGGCAAAAACCAGAGCAACCTCCCTTTTTACTTATTCCATATTAATTAGTCATGTCAATTCAAGTTGCTCGTTTGCGATCTGGTGAAGATGTAATCGCAGACATCAAAGAAATTAGAAACACAGTCAAAGATCCTGTTGCGTATCTGTTCCGTCAACCCCGTATCCTTACTCTGATCAAGGAGAGTGAGGCTATTTTGTTGTCGGAAAATACAGAACCATCAGGTGACCCCAACGCAGTCCGCGTTGCCTTTAGTTCTTACATGCCTCTATCAAAGGATACGGAGTCTCTGATTCCTTTTGATTGGGTTGTAACCATCGGTAACCCCTTGGATGAAGTTTTAACAATGTACGAGGAGAATCTCAATGGCACTACAACTGATCGTTCTTAAGAGCGAAACCCTGCTTGTTGCAGATGTAGAAGAAGTCGGCGCTGAAATCGGTGAACCTGATTGTAAGTTGACTAATGTTTTTGAAGTCGTAAATGACGAAGAACTAAAACAATGGCCTTTGTATACAGATCAGAGAATCTGTATGATGTCTTCAGATTCTATCTTGACATTGGTCAAACCTAGTGGTAGACTGGAAGAGACATACAATAGCCGTATTAAATGAGGTTCTATACCAACATCCAGATGGTCGGGAACCAGTTCTTGGTTCGTGGTTATGAAAAGGGTGAGAGGTTTGAGTACAGAGACCAGTCGGGTTGGAGACCAACTCTGTACGTTCCCTCAAAGAAAGAGTCGCGATATAAAACCCTTGAGGGCGATAATGTTGAACCGATTAAGCCCGGAACGGTAAGAGAATGTAGAGAGTTCATCAGCAAGTATGATGGTGTTGATGGATTCTCTGTGCATGGAAATGAGAAATTTATTTTTCAATACATCGCAGAGAAGTATCCTGAAGACGAGATCAAGTTTGACTTGAGCAAGATTCTTCTCTATACGATCGATATTGAGACCACATCAGAGAATGGCTTCCCCGATATTCAGTCTGCATCGGAAGAGATTCTGCTGATCACTATTCAAGATTACACAACGAAAGAGATCATTACCTGGGGTCAGGGTCCTTTCAAACTAAAAGAAGATAAAGTCCGATATATTCAGTTCAATAACGAGCGTGATCTGCTGTATGATTTCATTCATTGGTGGATGGATCATACTCCTGATGTGATCACTGGTTGGAACATCCAGATGTTCGATATCCCGTACATCGCTCGTAGACTTGATCGTGTCTTGGGTGAGAAACTTGCTCGCCGTCTCTCTCCCTGGGGATTGTTGAGTGAGCGAGAGATCTTTATCAAGGGTAGAAAGCAACTCACCTATGATGTGGGTGGTGTTTCTCAGTTGGATTACCTTGATTTGTATAAGAAGTTTACATACAAGGCACAAGAATCGTATCGCTTGGACTACATAGCCCAGGTAGAACTTGGACAGCAGAAATTAGATCACTCTGAGTTTGAAACATTTAAGGATTTCTACACCAAAGGGTGGCAAAAGTTCGTTGAATACAATATAATAGACGTGAAACTTGTTGACCGTCTGGAAGACAAGATGAAGTTGATTGAACTTTGTCTGACCATGGCTTATGACGCCAAGGTAAACTACAATGATGTGTTTTATCAAGTTCGCACTTGGGATGCGATCATCTACAATTACCTCAAAAAGAAAGATATCGTCATTCCTCCTAAAATACGAAACGAATCTAAAAGTGAAAAGTATGCAGGCGCATATGTTAAGGAACCGGTTCCTGGGTCTTATGATTGGGTGGTCAGTTTTGATCTTAATTCCCTGTACCCTCATCTTATCATGCAATATAACATCTCACCAGAAACCTTACAGGAATCACGCCATCCAAATGTTACTGTTGACAAAATCCTAGATCAAGATCTGACCTTTGAGATGTATAAGGATTATGCAGTCTGTGCTAACGGTGCTATGTACCGTAAGGACGTGCGTGGTTTCCTTCCAGAACTGATGGATAGCATGTACCAAGATCGTGTTATCTACAAGAAAAAGATGCTTGCTGCAAAGCAAGAGTATGAAAAAACTAAAAATCCAGAACTTGTGAAAGAGATCGCCCGCTGTAATAACATTCAGATGGCTAAGAAGATCTCACTCAACTCTGCTTATGGTGCCATTGGTAATGAGTATTTTAGATACTACAAACTTGCCAATGCAGAGGCAATCACTCTATCTGGTCAAGTCTCGATTCGCTGGATCGAGAACAAAATGAATGCACATTTGAACAAAATTCTTAAGACTGACGATGTTGACTACGTTATTGCCTCAGATACTGACAGTATCTATCTTAATATGGGTCCTCTTGTTGACC